GCGTTCTCTGGAATCCAGCCAATGACGATAGCTTGGGTAAGCTGGTCGTATGGAGTCACTGGGCCTGTTTGGTCAGCAGAATTGAAAGTGGTATTGCCACCGATCTTGGCGGTGTATTGCCCGTCCACGCCAGTAACTTCCCACAAAGCGTTGACCACATAGTCTGGGTCAGGCTGTTGCAGGGTGTACATGGCTGTGATGGTGGTGGTGAAAGTTGTCATGGTTTATGCTCCGTTAAGTTGAGATTTGAGACTATCGATTTCTGCTTTGAGTTCTTGGATTGAAGCAACCAAAAGCGGAATAAGTTTTGATTGGTCAATTGCTTGATAAACAGGCTCACCCAATTCATCTACAGCATCTTTTTCACCAAACACTGCTTGAGGTATTACTTCAGCAAGTTCATGTGCCACAAAACCATCAACAGTTTTATCTGGATCGCTTTTAAAATTAAACGCTCTGGGTTTTAATTGTTGCAAACGCTCAATAGCGCCCGTCAAATCAACTATGTTTTCTTTCTTGCGGTAGTCGGACAGATTTACAAGGCTGAGTGATGTGCTGTCCCAAATAATGTAACCCGACCGAGTGTTTCCAAAATAATAATCAAAATATCCGTATGGTTGAGTTGTGTCGGGTTGTGTTGCTTTCCCTTTTGATTGGGTGGTAGGTTCTCCAGTAAACTGCCAATTCCGATTGCCACCACTTGAAGCGCCTATGTAATAAATATCGGAAGCAAAGAAACCCCGTGGATTCCCATCCCCATCAGACAGCACGATGTAGTTGTCTGATGCGATAATGTTGAGGCCACCTTGGTTGCCTGTGAACGCACCGATGATGGTGTTTTTAGACCCTGTGGTAATTGCGGAGCCAGATGCGTATCCAAGAGTGGTGTTGTTAGAACCTGTTGTAGCCGATGTAGTGTTTGGGCCAGACGCCGCACCAACATAAGTATTTCCTGCTCCAGTTGTTACATAGTAACCTGCCTGCCTTCCGATAAAGACATTGTCATTTCCTGTGCCTGTTTTGTTATACCCCGCCTGATAACCTACGGCAGTGTTGTTTGAGGCTGTGGTGTTGGAGCGAAGCGCCCCGCTACCTAGTGCAGTGTTATTTGCACCAGAAGAAAGCACCAATAGAGATTGATACCCACCCGATGTGTTGTCGCTTCCGCTAACACCTGCGCTACTTGATGCACCAATAGAATTTGAACCAAAACCGCTATTATTGTTTCCAGTTGATATGCCGTTTCCAGCACTATAACCAAGTGCTGTATTGTGTGCACCAGTGGTACTATACCCCGCCTGATAACCAACAGCAGTGTTGCATGAGGCTGTGGTGTTGTTGTACAACGCATCCTGACCTACTGCCACATTAAATGTGCCGCTCGTCATTCTGTACGCTGACTGCTGTCCAACGGCGGTGTTGTTATACCCACCCGTTCCCGAGGAGCCGTACATTGATTGATAGCCAATTGCCGTGTTTCCTGCGGTTTGGAAATAACCAGCTTGATAGCCCATTGCAGTAAGGCCATTGCCACCAGCATTGGTGAAACCCGCCTGATAACCTACGCCAGTGTTGTTGGAGCCTGTGGTAAACCGCAACGCATCAGCGCCAATTCCAGTGTTGTAATTTCCAGAAACATTTGCCCCAAGTGCGCTAACACCCAAAGCTGAATTTGATGAGCCACCTTGGTTGAGCGCAAGAGAGTTGGCCCCAACAGCAGTGTTGTAAAGCCCGCTTGTCAATGCCGGAAGGGCGGCGTATCCAATTGCAGTTGCATAAGTGCCCGTTGCCGTTGCGGCAATAGCACTCGCACCCACCGCAGTGTTTGTTCCTACAGCACCGCCGCCAAGACCTACAGTGAGTCCTTGAATGGATGCGCCGGGTGTAACCGTCAACAATGTGGTGTTGAGGCGCATTGCCTCAGTATTGTCTTTATCCCAAACAAGAATTCCAGATGAATTTACATTCTGATACCAAGTGGCAACACTTGTATATCGCAAAGCCAATTGCTGGCCAGATGCATTTTCAGAAACAATCCTTGCAGACCTTGCGTTGCTTGTAGCACCGACAAGTAAGTTACCGCTTGCATCAAGGGTCATTGCCGTTGCCGAAACACCAAATCCTAGGTATCCATCGTTGCGAACAGTGAGCAATGAAGTTGGCGTTGAGTTCTGAATAACTAGTGCAAAGTCTGAACTTGTAGCACTTGCACCTTTTGCGTACAACCGAAATCCAGCGGTGCTTGAAGCCCCAAAAGCGGAATCCCCCGTAGCACTCAGCGTTCCAGTGACTGCTGTGTTGCCACCTATTGTCGCTGTCCCTGTAACAGTCAGCGTCCCGTTGACTTTCAGGTTTCCATTGATATACCCGCTTGCATCAACAAAATCAGAGCCGTTCCAAGCCACTGTGGCTGTGGATGAAACAGGGATTGTGATGCCCGTGGTTGGGCCTGCGCCCCTGATTTTTACCGTATAGGTTGCCGAGGCATTGATGACCGTGTAAATCTTGGACTGTGCCGGGGCTGTGATGGTGATGTTTGCCACATGCCCTGTGCAAAGCAAAATTGCCTGCCGAGCCTGATTGGATGCGCCCGTGGTCGTGGTCAGCGTAGTGTCTGCTGAGAGAGTGGTTGTCCCGGCAACAGCATCGTCCAGCAACTGGGTAATGCTGGTATTTACCGTTGCACCCCAAGTGCCGCTCAAATCGCCCGTTTGCGGGAGAGCCAAACCCAAGAGTGATGTATATGATGTTGCCATTTAGATTTACCTCAAGTTACGACTGCTTCCCAAGCGGCGGTTTCGTCAGTATTGACAGCCGACCACGTGAGTGTCTGTTCATTGTTTATATTCTGCCACGAAGCTGTCTGTGTGTCATCAATCGGTTTCCAATAAACCGCAATTACTTCACCTGTGTACCCACTAGCAAGATTGCCTGTCAAGACAAGAGTGCGCGTGCCCAACCCAACTGATCCTACGTTACCCGTTGCCGCTACACCCGTAAGTGCAATTGACACGCTTTGAACAACTGTCCCGACATCCCCGGTAGCGGTCAATGGACTGAGAGGCACAATGACTTGCGCTGTGCTACCTTCGGCCCTAACCCCTATGAGAGGCACAGACGTAGACGGCACTGTAGTGTCCGCAGAACCCGTAGCAGAGACCCCGGTCAGGGCTTTATCACGATCAGGTACTACCGTACCCACGGAGCCCGTTGCGGCGTTACCAGTAAGAGCCAGAGACCGAGCCCCTAGCGCCACGTTGCCAACAGCGCCAGTAGCTGAGTTGCCCGTTATGGCAACATCTTTGCTGGGAACAACCGTGCCAACTGATCCCGCCGCAGAAACACCTGTCAGGACAACTGTACGGGTATTCCCTAAATCTCCAACAAAGCCGTATGCAACGTCACCATCTTCACCCTCGGATGTGGTGGGAGCCATTGTCCCAACCGCACCAGAAGTTGATACCCCGGTAAGGGCAATAAGCCTATCTGCGACCGTGACTGCCCCGACCGCGCCTGTGGCGGCATTACCTGTGGCATCGAGAGTACCGCCCCAACCGTTACTCCCCCACGTGCCATCACCCCACCCGAGAGACACGGCTTACCCCTTTAGGTGGTAGCCAAACGCAACAGAGCAGTCGTGGTCGTGTTGGAAGGCATCGTCAAGGTGAAGGTTCCAGCCGTGATCGTCTGCGAACCAAAGGTGTGAGCACTGATTGCCTTGTTGCTTTGAGTGGAGTTGTAAATCAACACGCAGTCAAACGCCGTGCCCAAAGTCACCGTGGTATAGGTGATTGAAGCCGAGGGAGTCCAGTAACCCACACCCGCCGTTGAAGAGGCGTTGGTAGACGTTGGAGCCGTTGCATTGGTGACCGTTACGCCACCTGCGGTGTAACCCGTACCAGACACTTCGCCCGTAACTGAATACGCCGTGGTAGCGGCATTGACAGTGGCTGATGCCAAATACAGAGCCGCTTTAACGGTATCCACTGTGGGGGATGTCAAACTGGTTCGGGAAGTAATTGTTGAAGCGCCAAGCTGGTGCTGGGCCAACATCAGTTCGCCAAGGAACGATGTGCACATTGATTGGGTATTTGCCATGATATTTCCTTATGCAAAAGAAGAGGTTTCGCCGCCGCCAAAGACGGGCATTTTTTTCAAGGTCACATGCGCCGAACGGTGAACCAGTTCACCTTCCAACCAATACTCAACCCAAGTGGTTAACTCATTGTCATTGTCCACGGTTCCTTCCCGCTTTTCAAGCAAGGAGTCATCCATTTCGCCTTTTGTAGTTGTTACAAGCATGTCAGCCCCTTAGTTAAAGCGCAATAGCGCAGATGTAGAAGTGTTCTCAGGCATCTGCACTGTGAACGTGTTTTGGCAAGTTTTGTCTGATCCAAAGTCCAACACAGCCACCGATTTGTTGGCTTGGCTTGCGTTGTAAATTAGGGCACCGCGAGTGGTAAACGCCGCAGGATTCCACACAGCATCAGCAAAATCCACGTACACGACACCATTGGTGGACGTGCTGATCGTAACCCCTGTGAGGGTGTTACCCCCAACGGTGTAACCCGTACCAACAACTTCATACGTAGCGGCGTACGCGGTTGTATCGGGGCCAAGAGTTGCAAGCCCGGTGTATAACGCAATCTTGAGCGTATCCGTAGCAATGTTCTGCTGTGCTTGCAGAATTTGTTGCTTGAAGCTAGTGGTAAGTGTTTGTTGAATAGCCATTACATTACCTGTACCCGAACCTGACCATCACGGTACATATCCTGACGTTGTTTGCCATCACCCAACTGTTTCAACTGGATCATTGCACGGTCATACATGCTCTGATACAAGTTAATCATGTCGGCCTCACCCTTCATGTAACGAATCGCCTCGATCAACGTGCCGTTGAGGAGAGCAGAGTCGAAATTGTCACCAAGCCATGTGTTGCCAGCAGTAACGATGGATACAGGGTAATAGTAGTAGTGAAGTTCCGTGCCATATGTGGCGTTAGGAGTTGGCCCCAGAATAAACGTGAGTTCATTGGGGGAAGAAGAACTTGGGCCAAAGATGGCGTAGTGCGCGGGCTTGCCCGTGTCTGTCGCAGTAGGATACGCCTCACGAATAAAGTTCACGTCTTTATTCAGCAAGTAGATGTACTCGTTGGCGGTTGCCCCCGTCAGTGCATAGATGGCAATTGAGTAGACCGACAAGAAGTCTTCAGGGGCAGACAAATACTTGTTACCAGACGTGATTGTCCCCGTTACGTTTTTACGCAACGAAGCAAGCTGAACAGTGTTATAAATTTTCTGCTCGGCTTGCTTGATGAGCATGTCCATGTCAACTGTGGGAAACGTGTTCTCACAGATATCATTTACGAACGTAACAAGTTCAGTGTAGGTCATAGACACCTCACGCCATTGGGCCTCGGGCCATCACACCTTTGGTAGCGGCACCTGTGCCACGAATCTTGATACCGCTGGTTTTAGCTGGACGGTCACCAGCAGATTTGCTGATGTTGCCCACGCCCATATCCACGGTGTTCAAGTTGCTACGGTTAGCACCAGAACCGGGGTTGGATGAGGCTTTCAGTTCTTTGCCGTCCATAGTGTGCGGCTTGGCATAGACTTTGGCATCGCCAACTTCTTTGCCCATCATTTTTTTGCTGAATTTAGCCATTATCGACCCCTTGCGGCAGATTTTTGATTCATAACTTTAGCCATACCGCGACCGTACTTCATACGATCCATGCTGGTAGGGCCACCAGCTTTCATTTTCTTTGCACCGTGCAGGCGTTTTTCATGCGCCTTAACTTCGGTGTCGGCAATTTTTTTAACTTCTTTCTTGTCCATGTCTGACTCCTTATGTCGTGACGATAGTTACTGTACCAACTTCTGACGTAGATACCAAGTAGTTTGGCGTCAATCCGTCATCATCCAATCGTGACCCACCCACGGGGTTCCACCCCCACTGGAACACACGGCTACCTCCACCCGGCACACCGTCTGCATCCTGCGCAATACCAACGCCATTTGGCACCAACTGCAACCCAGTGTATCCAGACTGCCTGTAACTCAAATCAGGGCGTGGTTCCCGCAATGCTTGAGGGTCACTCACGGGGTACATACCCAACTGCAACTGCGGCTGATCGGGTTCCCAACACTCGGAGCACACCTTTACGGTGACCTGTTTGGTCTTGACAATCAGCTTCTTCAGGTCTTTGAGTTTAAAGCGAAACCCACAGCGATCACACTCGGATATCGCTTTTTTACCTGAAGCAAACCTATTCCCCACAATCAGCCACCAATAAAGTACTGGCGCGGCACAAACCGATCTGGTGCCTTCTCCCGGTCTTCCCCGGCGGCAAGCGCGAACTGTTGCTCATACACCCCTTGGAGCATCTCCAAACGACCCAAACCCTCGGGTATCTTCATGGCTACGTAGTAGGACAACCCCGCCACCAAACAATTGAGGAAGCGGAAGTTCAAGTCCCCCGTCTGCACACCCGCGCCAGTGTTCTGGATACGGCGCATGCGGTAGTAGGTGAATTGATAGTAGGGGGTACTAGCGGTGCCTTGGTCAGGCACAGGCCACACCACGACCGCAGGGAGTTGCGCCCAATACACTGCATCTGCGGCAGTGTGCGCGGCGGCGGTTGAATTGTTCTGTCCACGAAAACAGTTGTACAACGTGTTCCCCGTGATGTACGAATAGTTGATGTACTCGTCACCAATCTTGATAAAACCAAACGCAGGGAGCCCCGTTGCGTCAGCAAGCACAATCGTTGTGTCTGTCGAACTGATCGTAGTTGCCAACGATGAACCGGGAGACTCTTGCCCAGACAGACGTTGCACCATAACCTGAATGGGTCTAGCTTGTGTCAACTTGTTGGGGATAGTTGCGTAGGTAGATACACTGATACGTGTTATGGTGAGGTCGGCCTGATTTGACTGCTGGTTAGCTTGTGTGCGAATCTGGTGCTCTAACAAGTCAATTGTGTCAGTCGGGATGGGGTAGCAGAACTGACCTTGTACAAGGTTAAACGTACCCGGCTCAATCGTCCACATGTTGATGCCACGGTTTGCCCACTCAATGGTGAGCAGGTTCATGGATCGCCGCGCTGTGCGCAGGTCATAGCCCGAACGCATCTCACGACCCGCACGTTCATACGCTTCTTCAGCGATTTCCGTGAAGTTCATGTCGAAGTCAGCTACGCCTGTGGTGCTCATTTAACGATACCCCGCTGTTTTCTTTGCAATTGCTTTGGGCTGGGCCACAAACTGTTTACCTTGAGCCTTACCCGCACGTTTGGCACGGGTTGTAGCGGCATACTCGGAAGGGGACAGAGACTTAATGGCTTTCTCAGGCAAATACCGCTCCCCCGTCTTGGAAGACGGTTTACCAGACTTGGTGCGCCATTTCTGGTCACCCCAGTCTTTTAGGGATTGTTGCGGTGCCTTCATGTCAGTCTTTGTACCCACCACCAGCGGCTTTGTACTTTTTAGCAACCAACTGAGCCTTACGCGCAGACCATTGCCCTGCGTTAGTACCTTGTGTTGCGGCGGCTTTCACCTGAGACACAATCCGCTTGCGCAAGCTGGGCTTGGTGTAGTTACCCGCAGAGTTTACGGAACCACCTTGGGCGTACTCTGTAAAGTCAGTGTTGTCACGGCGTGGGTGCATCGTACCGTTTTCCATGAAATCGGTATTATCCCGGCGCGATTTTTTCACGCCTTTGGGTATCTTGTCAGGGTTGATAGCACCCATGCCACGACTGGCTCTCATGTTCAGATCATCCGACCTTTGGTCTTGCCTTTAACAGCGCAACCGTCAGCACGAGAAGATGCAGAACCTACTGAACCACCTTTCTTCATCCCACCACCGCCGGGGCCAGCAGGAGCGGGCATGGCTTGGTTATAGGCACTACCAGCAGAATCCATCATGGCATCCTGTTTGGCATCTTGCATCATCGCGGCACGCTTGGCGCGAATCTCAGGGGTTACCACATCGTCCAAGGTCATACCGGGGCGGCGAGGCTTGTAGCCCCGCATACCACGTGCGTTGGTAGAAGGTACATTCATTGGGGGCATAGGCATATCAATCTCCTTAAATTAAACGACCTTTGGTCTTGCCACGTTGGGCAATACCATCACCACGGCGAGAAGCGGAAACTGAGCCGCCGCGCTTGAACGACATATCAGACGTTTCTTTGTTTTCGTAGTTTGTAGCGGTACCGGGCTTGGTCACCTCAGTCAAAGGCTTTGGCGTACGGCGAGGTTTATACGCATCCATATTGGGGGGCACAAACTCAGTCTCAGTGTCAAACGACTTCTGACCACTGCGCGAATACTCGTCACGGGGTTTGTAGTTATCAGTGCGTGTAAGCGCGGCTGAACGAGTCAACGGTGATGCACTTTGCTCTTTGTCAATGCTATCCCTAACAGACTTTGCAGTAGAACTAGGAATCTTGCGTTGCAAGTCTTTGTCCTTGTTCAGTAAGTCGGTCAAAGTTTTATCGTCCCCGTACTCGGCTTTAAAATCTGCCAACTCTTTGGCAGAAACCATAGCTTTACCGCCACGGACTTGTCTGTTTGGGTTTGGTGTGTAGGCCATAATAATCTCCGATCAGCAGGCCATGCCGCCTTTGTTAAGCAACTTGCCTTTGGTCTTACCCTTTTGAGCGATACCATCAGCGCGAGAGGAAGCGGAACCGCCAGAAGCCATCTTCTTGACACCGCCACCTTTCTTCATGGTTTCGCCCTCATACATTTTTTCTGCACGTTTGTAAGCAGTCTTGGAACCGCCCGTTGCTTTGCGTTCAGCTTTCTCTTCGGACTTGGTTTCTTTACCAGCGAAGATCGCCTTCATATTCTTTGCCATAGTGTCACCACCTTTTTGAAATTTACGGCCTTTGTCGGCCTCGTTAAAGTCTTTGCCCACGGATTGTGGAACTCCTGCTTTCTTGGCAAAGGCTGGGTTGTTGGCAACCGCCGCCATGAAATTGTGTTGTTTTTTACTTGTTGACGGCATCTTTATACGCCCACCGTTGTACGGTATCGGTTTCCCAGATGCGGATAACCATCCACACGATGGTCAACACACCACCAATAAGTGTTACCAAGGGTGTCATCCACCCTAAGAAACCGCCAAGGCCCATTACAACTGCCGCACCGTCAGTCATTGTTTTTACATCGTGGTTCATATCAACACTTCCATGCCCGCAGGCTTTTGTTAATCCGTGAATCTGGGTCTTTGGCTGTCTTGGGGCTGGTCAGCTTTTTCTTCATGCCCTCCATTCGGGCGCAGAAAGAGTCTCGCCGGGAGCCGCCCTCTGGCTGGGGTGGTTTCAGGTTCATACCCTGCTTTTTTGCAGAGGCTCGGCCCTTGGCGTTGAGTCCACCTTTGGGGTTCTTGCCTTCCTTGCGTGTCCATGCTGGTGATTTAGCCATTTGCCACTTTCAAGTGCGGTTTTGCATGCTCCTTGAGGAGTGGTTGCAAAGCGTCTTGCTCAAAGTTACGGGTGAATTCTTGGGTGCCAATATGCGGCAAACTGGTCATCGGGTCAAGATAAATCTTGTACCCGTGTTCTCTTGCCCTGCGGCAGAACAAATAGTCCTCGCCAATGTACTCACCGTTAACAATTGCAAAATCAAAAACGGCGTACTCATCGGCACCGTCACCGTCACCCTTGTACTTCCACTCGGGGTGGGCGGCAATCATGGACTCAATCACATGGCGGCGAATGAGCATGAACCCAGTCGCCACACTCTCAACTCGCATCAGCCCGTGCTCGTCAAACTCCAATTGGTTTTCATCGTTCAAATAAAAATCCAAGAAGAACTTGGCATCAGTTGCCCTGCGGGGGTACGTACCCGCCACAACATCTTTGTCTGAGGACAAAGCCAACAGACGGGTTACCGCTTCCACATTGATGACCACATCGGCATCCACAAACAACAGATCAGTGCAATCTGATTCCATGAAGTTGGCTACCAATTTGTTTCTGGCTTTGGTGATGATTGAACACCCAGACAAGTGCGCCAGATGAATCTGGACACCCATCTTGTCCAACTGGGGGACAAGTTGCGCTATGGCAAAACAAGATTTGATGTTGATCTTGCCGTCATAGCAAGGGATCGCCATCATCAGCTTGCGCCCCACCAAGTTGAAACTTTTATCAGCCATAAAAAACAACTGCGGTCGTTGTTGCACTTACCACTGCGGAGATGTTGGTGCTACATCTAATACCTTCCCCCGGAAAAAGTATATAAATGGTTCCCGCCGCCGCAGGCGCAGTGAACGAAAACATAGCAGTTCCACCCGTGCCGTCATTTAAGACAACCGTTGCTCCTGTTGAGTAACTGATGGATATACCTTTGATGCGGGATGGGCCAGCAAAAATAGTAGTAGTCGTGCCAGCCGCCGCCGCCGTTGATTTAACGTCTGTTTGCATTCCCATAATCAATCTCCTTTAGAAAGGGGCCGAAGCCCCATTGAGTTGATTAAGAAGTAGCAAACGGGGTTGCAACAGTGCCAGAACCCAACACAGTGCCAGTGACCATGTACTTCAGTGCGGCAACAGCAACAATCTGGACAAAAGTTCCAGCAACACCACCAGTGGTAGTGCCGTTCAAGTTGATGAAGTCATCACTCGCGCCAGCGGTAAACCCTACAGCGGCACCAGAGGTATCGGTGTCAACAGACAAAACAGAACCAATGTATTTATCAGTACCGTCAGTGCCAATCTTCAACGAACTGGTGGAGATGGTGGTAGGAACCCAGATCGTATAAACAACGCCTTCGTTGTTTAGGGTGTTGGGGTCTTGACCGGGGCCAGAAGTCGTGGGGTTAGTAGAGGCGTTGATGGTTGGCAAAGTCAAAACGACGTTTGCGGCTAATGAACCACCAACAGAAATGATGCGACCGCCGTGATCAACGGGGTTCAGCGTGGTGCTGGCTGTGATTGCGACAATAGAGGCTGGGCCTTGTTGGTAGATGCCACCCAATGAACGAATTGGGCCTTGAAACGTACTACGTGCCATGATAATTTCCTTACATGCAAGTTAGGGTGCATCTGTCTGCATGTCGTCAGCCGGGACTGTCAGAACACCGGATAAGCCCGGGTTAAAAGCAATATACAACAAAAGAAAAGGGAGCACAAGGCTCCCTACCAAATATTTCCTAAGAAAAATTAAGCACCGGCAGAACCGTACATGCCCAATCGATCGCTCCAGCCGAAGCTGTAACGCTCACGAGACTTGTAACGAACGTTACCAGTATCAAAGTCACCGTCCATAGACTGTGACAAAGGAGTACGCACAAAGTGCTTCATGCCGTTAGGAACATCGGTGGTCAGGAACCAGCCGTTTGTGTCGGTCAAGAAGTGGT